AACGCATTCTGCATAGTACTGCCCGCGTTCGAGAACCCCTGATTCATCGAGTTCTGCGCGCCCATGTAGCCGCTCGCCCGCGCCTCTCCCGCGCCGATGTTGTACTGGTTGTACGCCTCTTGGCCCCCAATGCCTAACTTGCTCTGTGTGTCAGCGTAGCCACGCGAAGCGTCACCCATCTGGCCGCCATAGAGCGCGTTGGTTGCGGAGGTGTTCTGGGCTGCGTTCATGCCGGCACCGGTCAACGCGCCTAGCGGCGTCAACTGGTTAGCGCGGTTGGTCTGATACCGCTGGTAGGCGTTCTGATATTCCTGCGACCCCATGTCCTGCCCGTACTGCTGGCCAGCCTTTAGCGCCCCGCCGGACATTAGCCCGCCGCGAGCCGCAGCCGTTGCATTCATCGCCTTCATGCCTTCGGCTAAACGAAAGGCATACCCGGGGTCTTGCTGGAAGTCCGACATCTGAAAGTCTTTGGCGTATCGCCCAAAATCAGCCGCGCCAGCATTGCCACCCTGCAAGCCCATCAGAGTCAGCAGTTGGTTCTGACCAGCAACGCCCGCAGCCCGGTAAGGGGCCATGTACGCCTTGTTTTCCTCATTAATCCGCGCTTGGTCAACGCGGTTCTGATCGTATTGCTGCGTTTGCAACGCCTGCGCTTTTTGCGATTCTGCCAAAGCTGTTGCGGCAGCTTCGCGGTTCTTCCTAGCTTGGTTCTTGCCCACCTTTTTAGTTTTAGCGCCGCTAGAAACGCCGCTATATATTGAAGTGCCAACGCCTACTGCTGTTGCTACCCAAGCCATAAAGCCTCCTAAGCCGATAGAGCAAAACGGTAATCGACCGTTAGCTCAGTGCCAAGATCTGAACCCCGGCAACCCGCTAGGTCACGCAGAGCCACTAAATCGATACCCCCGTCCGGCAGCGAGATAAGCATCGCGGTCGGGGACAGGGAGTGATTGAGGTGCGCGCCAAACTCGGTGTGCGCCCCGGCAATTTTAAGCGGGCAGATAACATCGCCCTGGGCTACCGGCGCTTGCGTGTAGATGCCTTGCCCGCTGATCGGCGAGGGACACACCCGAATGCTGGAACTATCCAGTCGCACCCGCTCAACGCTTGGGTCAATGGCGTCCAGCACCACTGCCGACATTTCTTCCGGTGCCGGGAAGCCAGCGCGGTCTACTTCGCAAAGCAGCTTTTTAACTTCAAACGACAGCGCCGCGTTCTCTTGCCACGCCTCACTTTTCTCAACCAAGAATTCTTCCAGCTCATCCAAGTCGGTCAGTTCGGTCGCGTAGATGTTCTGGAAAATCATGTCCTCGGGGAAGTAAGCAATCTTGCGCCCGCCCGGCCACACGAACATATGCGGCGCTTTGAAGTCTAGGACGCCATTCTCGGACATCAGCAGCATACGGCCCTTAAGCAGAACGTTGGTGTGGGCGTACTTGTGGTGGTGTCCTACGATCAGAGAACCCGCCTTAGCGTGTACTTCGCGGATGTAGATGCCAGGCCCAAAGTTATGGAACACCGGGCATTCGGTCTGCTCGATGGTCAGCATCGCTTTCTCGGCCTCGGCAACGTTGGCCGCAATCAGCGCGAGCATCTTTTCGACCTTTCTGACTCGGGGGAGGCGGGCTGGTTTCATGGGGCGATGGCTAGGTGTTGGAGGTTGGTCACTCTGGTTACCATGCCGGGATGTAGCGCGTCACGCCGCCGTCGTTAAATGCAATCCACTTAGTAGGATTGCCGGCGGCCGGCGCGTTGTTTAATGTGCCGACTGATGCGCCCGCGCCAGTAGTCATTCCTGCGATTGAATGGAGCATGGGAACCGTGCCTCCCGCCACTTGGATTTCCCCCGCAAAATAGCTTGGCGCAGTGCCTGTCACGTTTATGTTGTATTTATTGGCCCCGGCAGAAACACTAGATTGAATTCCCCGAATGTTTGTTCCAGTGGTCAGGTCTTGAATAAAAATACCGTATTGCGTAGTGATAGCGCCCGCGCCAACCGTGGAAAAATTGTTAATAAATATAGAGTTTGCGCTAGTTACCGCCGCTGCTGTATTTAGCTGAATGTTAAGCCCGCGATTCCCAACCGTAGCTGTAGTTGGAAACTGGTCGATCATTCGCATGGCGGAGGCGTCGGTTCCGGTTAGCGACAAGTAAGAGTTGGACAACAGATTAACGTTTGTGGTTGGCGTTGCAGCGCCCACCGACATATTGGGCATCCACGCAGGGCTACTGCTACGCAAAACTTGCGGAGTTGTTTGCGCGGTAAGCTGGTCGCCGGTCAGATTGTCGTAGAAATAATTGCTATGAACCAGCATGTTGACAATTGTTCCTGCGCCAACTTCGCGGTATCCGTAAGCCTGAGTTTTTACGGCTTGCGTGTCCGAGCACAAGTTTCCAGTAATCACGCTGTTTGATGCGCTGGTCGTAATTGGAGCCAATACAGAATACGCAGTAATTCCGTTAAGCCCTGTGCCGCCAATGCCGTTGTTCAGACAAATGTTTCCAGAAACAACGCCACGATAGCCGCCGTGGGTTATGCCTGACCCGCTGTTGTTTGAGCAATAATTTCCGGTAATTATTGAATCCGAACCCCAATTTTCAATCCCGTGCGTGTAGGTTGAATTAACATCGGGCGAACCAAAACCGCCGGTAAGGTGGTTATTGGTAATTATGTTGTTTTTGCAATCAACAAACGGGCCAAAACATAAGCCAGCGCCGAACGAAATGTTGTAGGCAACGTTATGTGAAACTAACCCGTCGCCGCTGTTAGAAAATAATCCCGTCCCATTCATAACATTGTTTAGCACCCTATGCGTGCCGCTGTATTGCTGAATGTTTATTGCCTGCGAGTACTGAATACTGGGCACAAGATTTTCAAAATAACAATCTGTAATTTCCCAATAGTTACCGCCATTGGCGTACACGCCAATTTTGTTATTGGATATTCCAGTAAACGAACAATTGCGAATTGCCCAATTAGTGCAGTTGTAGCAAAGCATGTGGTAAGAGCGTTGCAAGGACGGATAAACGCCAGTGTAGGTGACGTTCGTTAAATCTATCTGAATGTTTGAAACGGTAAAATTAGAATCAGTGTTGTACGTTATGTGCTGCCATCCAGCGACCGCCGCCGTGCTCAACACGCTGGGTTTGATAATTGACACGCTCTGTCCATCGCCATCAATGCTGCAACCTGTAGCATCGATAGTGGTAGACGGATTGATGACGTAGGTGCCGGCAGGAAAATAGACAGTCTTTTTAGGGGTAAGCGCCGCAGCCGAGGTGAAGGCTAATTGAATCGCCACGGTGTCGTCAGTGACTCCGTCTCCTGTTGCGCCAAAATCCTTTACCGAAAGTCCCTCGCGCAACTTAGCCTGCACGGTTGTCACAACAGCGCCCGTGCCCGCCGGAGTGTAGCTAATCAAATTGCTAGAGACTTGATATGCAGTAATATTATCCTGCGTCCAAATATCCACATTAGCGGGCGTAGCCAGCTTGAACTTGTAGCCAACAGTCGATAGCCAAATGCTAGCCTCGCCCCGCGAGTCCAGAATGACAGGATTGGTGTTGGCGACTAAGCCAGTCGAATCGGTGTAGGTGGTTAACGGGGTCGTGGTGCCTGCGGCGTAGGTGTACAGCAGCCCGCTGGCCATAGGCACGCCAGCGTTGGTGAAGAACTGCAACCGAGGCGGCGGGCTGATAAATGCTGTCATGTGAGATACCTAAGCCGCGACGGCTTTAATGATTGCAAAACTTACCACAACGGCCTCACTCAAGGAACCGGCGGAAATATTGGTGACGCGCAGGCCAACGCTGCCAGCGGCCACGGTCAGCACGTCGATCGTATAAGCGTTCGCCGTCCCGCCGGTGGCGATGTTGGCTATAACGGCGTCGGTCACCGCGATGAAGCTATTGGTTAGCGTGAAAACGACAGAAGCGCCAATACCAATGGCGGTGGTAGCCTCCATCGTTATCTGACCGTTCGACTTGTTGAGCGTAACCCCGGTGGTTTTGCTGGTTAGCTGCGTGACTGCGCCACCCGCGCCGGTGCTGTAGCCCAGACTGCCGGTGCCGGTGATGCGGATATTGCCGGTAGCGGTCAGTGCCGTGAGGGCGGGTGAGCCGGTGCAGCTAGTAATATCGAGCGCAGGCGTGCCAGTGCAGTTGGTTATCACGCCTGACGCCGGGGTGCCTAACAGCGGTGCTGTCAGGGTCGGACTGCCGGTGCAGTTAGTAATCACTAACGTAGGCGAGCCGGTGCAGTTGGTCACTATGCCGCTAGCCGGCGTCCCCAACGCTGGCGTGACCAACACAGGCGACGTAGTGCGCACCAGCGTGCCTGTGCCGTTGCCGGTGTAGTCAGTTAGCCCTAGATGGTAATAGTTGCCCCCAGCGCCTCCCTGTAGCCCTGTGAGGACATTGTGCGTCAGCCCAGCGCCGCCGCCCACCTGTTCGAACTGCTGAAAGAAAAACCGATACCATTCCCGCGCCATTAACCCGGTGCGCGAGTCAATAAAGTCAACCCGAGGCGCCGGGATATTGGTCGGCGGGTTAGCCATTGGTCGCGGTAACGTCTAGTTCGGCGCCCATGATGGCGACCTTCACCGGATCTGTGCCGCTAATCTCGTACACTCGGTCCCGAATCTTGGTCGTCATGCCCAACCTGCGCCAGATGGTGCGCGTGCCGAATGCGCCAATAGGCCCCATCGAGCGCCAGTGCTCGTTCGACCATGTGTGCCCGCCATCGTCGGACCAGCGCAGCGCCACCTGCGGGTTACTGCCCTGTCCGGTCGATAGTCCCACGCCAGTCTCGCAATCAACTTGTAAGGAATGCTGAGCAGTTCGCTTTAGGGTGTTAGTGTCGGATGGCAGTGCGCGCCACGAGCGCAGCCATTTCTGCTCGGCACCATTGTCGGCGTAAACGTCTAGGTCAAAGGCGTAGATGTTGCCGTTCTCGAAGTCGCCCACGACAATCTCCGCGTTGAAGTTCATCTGGCAATTCGAACGGTGGCGGGTGAATGCGCCGTTAGCGAACCCGGCGCGCTCTGTCCACGAGTTGGTCGATACGTCATAAACCCAAGTAGCGCCGCCGCTGGGGAATATCAGGACGTAAAATGCGTGCCCTTCTTGTTGGTAAGTGTAGGCAATCGCGTCGCTTAGGTCGGAGTAGCCTTGAATGGCAAACTCCACCGCGTGCGTGCTCACCCGCTGGCCGGTGTAGCCGTTGGCTCGATAAACCACTCCGTTGCCGCGAGCGTCGGAGCCTAGCCAAAAAATGCCGTTATCCAGCTTGGCGACCGAGTAGGCCGCAGCGCAGCCGATTTCGTTGAACGCGCCTTGGATGCGCTCAATGGGGAAGGTGGCGTTGCCGGAGTCGTACCACACCTCGACCGAATTGGTGCCAAACAGCCAGAGTTCGCGGTGATCGACAATTAGCGTTACCAGCCCGTCGGGGGAGCCTTCAGCGCTGGCAAAGTCCAGCGGCTGAACTGATGTGCCATCCAGCAGCACGCTTATCCAGAAAATCTGCGAGTTGGGCTGGTTAAACACAAAGTAGCCGTCGAGGTATGCCACTGCTTGCGCCCCGGCGTAGTCCACATCGCTAATCTGGGCAAACACATTGGTGCCGGCGTTGTAGATGTAGCCTAGCGGATTGCAGGCGATGAATAGCTGCGTGCCGTTATCGGCCATAGACACCGGGCCGCTGCCAGACACGCTGCCTAGCAGGGTCGCGCCATACGCAGTATCAAGTTTATAAAGTTCGCTGCCCGACACGACGTAGCCATAGCCGCCAAACGTCCACAGGCCACGGATAGGCCCTGTGCCGATAGTTGCAAGCAGGCGCAGGCCGGGCGCACGGTTCAGGAACCCAGCAGATTTGCCAGCCTCGGGGGTGGCTTCCGGGAACAGGTTAACGCAGCGGTTGTCGGCGGCGTTGACGCTGCGGGCGACGTAGGACTGGCCAAGTATCGGAGACTTCACTTAGTAGTTTCCGCTAAACACATTAAAGCGTTGCCGCGTGCTCACGATGCTGTACGGAATGCTCATAACGTCATCAGGGTTGTTGATACGTTTGAGGTTGCGCTTAGAGGTCATTGCAATCCGCTGCACGGTCGGCGATGGCTCAACGCCAAACTCTGGGGCTAGCTCGCACGCTAGATTGTAGCGAAACGCCCGCATGTACCCTGGCGGAAACGACAACACCGTGAACAGCGATACCGCCTGTGCTAGCTCGACCACGGATACGAAATGCCATTCCAGCGCCCGCGTTGGCACGGGGTAGATGTACATGTCGATATTCGGATAGTCCATGTTTATCCACATCACCTGCGGATAAGTGGACGTCACCGTTTTAACCGCAATACCGTTGTACTGCTGCTGGTTGATTAGCTTGATGCCATACGAGATGCCGGTCGAGGCATCCCGAAAGAAGGTCGAGTCGTCTAGCTGGACCGGGCGGTTGCCTACAAAGTCACCAGACGGTCCCAACGTTTGGCTGATGGTGTTAGCCGGCCATGTGAAAATCTGGTCTTGCGTGCTGTACACCGCCAACCGCTCGGTAGACCACGAGTCCAGCATCTGGTTCAGCGCGGTCAGGCCATCGGCGGAAGTCTCGGGCGAGGGGGTCTCGCCTTCGGCTAACTGGCCCAGCAGGCGCAGCGCGCCGTTAATCTGGTCGCCCGCGGTGACCGGCGTGCTGAAGCTGCTAGTGGGTACGATAATAGTCATTTAGGCCACCATGCGATTGCGAGCACTGCCAGTATGGGCAGCGACAGGTTCCAAAACCAGCTATGTACGTCCCACATTTTCGGCTGCAAAGCGTCCCACGGGTTGAGGTTGGCCCGCATGTGCTCGCCGAACTGCTCGATCCAACGGTACTCAGCCTGCGCGTGCTCGCGGCCAATGAAAATGCCGGCTGACAAGGCAGCGCCAGCCCACCAATTGCCGGTGACTAGGCCAACGAAGCATTGGAGCGCGATGGCGATTGCTAGGTGCTGGAGGTTGGTCATGGGCTAAAGCGGCTCTAAAATCATTTCTAGAAATGCAACGTCGTTTGCAAGCGTGTCAGCAGCATCAGCGCCGTTTCGCCCCACCCGCACATACAACATTTCCCCCGGCTCGACGGTCATGTTAACCGGAACAATTGAGTTTACTTGGATGTCTTGAAGCGGCGCGGCCAGCGTGAACGGCGTCCCGCCAGCGTCAACTTGGTTTAGCGTTTCTCCGTTGCTAATGGCGGCGTGACTTACGGCATAAACGACGTTGCCCGCGCCGGCACCGGCATTTGTCCAAATTATTGTGCATTTTAGTCGTTTGCTAAAATAGGTCGGGACGTAAAAAGCTGTCGCCACAAACTCAGAAACCGCCGCGTCCAGCAACCAAGCCGTGCGCCGCCCGCCGCCTACAGTTCCAATTGTTGTGCCGCCTGTCGATTGGAAAGCGCCAGCAGGGAATGAAATTGGCGAGCAGCCAAACTTAGTAATGGTCGCCGCAGCGTTAACGTTAAAACTGTTTTCTACGGCGCAGTTTTTTACCTGATACCCTTCTAGCGAATATTGGCCAGAATAGTTATTCAGCCAAAGCCCAGTGCCTAAGTTTCCAGACACTCCGGGTGAGCCGTTAACGCTAGCCCCATAGTCTAATCCGCTAACCGATATTTTATTTAGACTTAGGTTAGTTACGGAGTTGCTAGCAGCGATATATACCCCGCCGCCATCGGCAGGGGTTGGCGCGTTTTGCGCCACGTTCCGCATTACCCCGCCGATCGAAAGCGCAATTGTTGGAACCGTCAACGCATTGACGGCCCATCGCCCAATGTTAGCAAACGCATTGGGCAAGAACGACAAAGAATTTACCCCCGTTTGATTGATCAAAACTCCGTCTACGCGGGCATTTGAAAACCCACCACCGCTCCATGCAATTTCCGATATAGCAACGCTTGCCGCGCAATCACTGATTGCCAGTAAATAGGATGCTGTTGGAATTTGCGGAGAACCGCCGAGGTTGCCATCGGCAAAGCAATTGCCAAAAAACACGGAATATATGCCGGAGGCAACTCTTGATGACAACAACTGGATTAAGCGTTGCGATGACTGGAATAGGCACGAATCGAAGAAAATGGTGTCGCACGAATCGATTAGCAGCGCGTATTCGCATTTTGGATCGCGAGTTGCAAAGTCAATAAATCCAGCAATGGTGCAGCCAATGAATTTAAAATTAGCAATCTGGTCTGTTGCAGGAAGGTAGTTTTTCAAGACTACCGAGCGTGAACCAACCTTTGGCGATGCCGCAAAATATTGCCCAGTGAAAAACGTGCAGTTAGTCACGCTTCCAACCGTGCACCCATTAACCAGCAGATTGATTAAGTGGTTCTCTACAATGCAGTCTTGCATGCGAAAATGGTCGCAGTGAATGACTTCAATGCCCGTGGCGTTGCTGTCAAGGCTTGCGCTAACCATGACCCGGATGCGCTCGATGCCGTTTCCGTACATTCGCGTCGCTTCGGGGTTGAAAGCAAATTTAATCGCCGTTGCGCTAGCCGAATCATTGACAATAAGAGAGCTAACTATGCCTTCGCCTTGCAAAATAATGTCGCTTCCCGCGACTAATAATGTGGTCGTTATTTTGTACGTTCCTTTTGGAAAAAATACAATTTTTGACCCCACCCCGGTCAAACTAACCGCAGCAACAGCCGTAATCGCCGCCTGAATTGCTGCTGTATCATCAGTAACCCCATCGCCCACCGCCCCGAAATCTTTAACAGACACGCTCTCGCGCAGCTTGGTTTGCACAGTGCTGGCAACAGCGCCGGCGCCGGCGGGCAGATAGCCAACGCTATTGCTGCCAGAGGATGCTAGGAGGTCATCCAGCTCAATATCACTGATGGTGACAGTCAGATAGCCGGTCTTAGACACCACAACGTCATACCGCCCGTTGGCAGCGTAGAAGTCAATCATCCCGGTGGCCGAGGATAGGAAAGGGTTAGCCAGCGGTGTGACGCCGTTATCGCTGTAAAGAGTCGCAGCACCTAGTGTGCCGGCAACGTAGACAACGCAGCTAGCGTTGGAGAGTACGGTTAGGGTGGAATTGGTAGCAGTTGTCGATGCTATGAAATTGGTATATCGCTGCACATCAAACTCCTACAAAAAGAAGACGGGGGGATTGCTCCCCCCGGCTCTTTAGCTTACCCGATAGACCGTGTACGCAGCAGTGTCCGTTTTACGGAACAAGAACTGCGCGACACCAGCAGGCGAGGTAGACGCAGCGGCGCTAAGGCCGATAGTCGCCGTGCCCACAAGCGTGATGCCCGTGCC